GCCCCTTGGCGTCGTCTGCCGTGTCCCAGAGATCGGTCCCGATGCCGGTGAAGTCGCCGAGCTCGACCATCGTGGTCGAGATCCCGAGATGCCAGTGCGCGGGCAGCGTGCTGCTGGTGCCGTGAATGACGCCCGTCAGGATCGCGTAGGCGAGCTTCGCGGCCGGAAGTTCGAGGTAGATCACTTCCTCGACCTTCGTGCGCTGGTCCGCCGCCGTGGCCGCGTCGACCGCGTGCGCCTTGGCGCGGGTGTTCAGCGCGCCGCGGGTGCAGTTCGTGAACGAGTCCGGGGTCTTGTCCGCGACCGGCGCCCGGATGATCTCGTCCTGGACCTTGAAATAGACGTAGGTCCCTGATGGCCCGTCCGACCAGGCTGCGCCGTGCTCGACCCCGAGGAAGGCCGAGGTGTCGTAGACCGCGATCGTGGTGTCGGTGTCGGTGCAGGAGAGGCGCAGCGTCGTCGCCTTGGGGTCGAAGACGTCCTTCCGCTGCTCGCGGGTGATGTCCGAGCATTCGATCGAATAGCCGCCGAGATCGTACTCGGCGTCGCGGATGATTTGGGTCTGGAAAAGCGAGAATTCCGACCAGGTGAACCCCTCGAAGCCGCGGTACAGCCGCACGGTCTTGCCGCGCAGGCCCTTCGAGGAATTGAGCTTGCTCCGGAATTCCGTGGTGATCGCGCTATTGCGATCGACCAGAGCGAAGGACATCGAGCCGATCTCGGAGCGCCCCTCGTCCGGCACGATGCGCTGCGACACGGCCGAAATGTCCTCGACGACACCTTCGAAGACCGTGCCCGGAACGCCCGATATCCCCGAGTGGGACGTGAAGTAGAGCGAGCCGGTCTCGAATTCGATGTTGACGACGAAGCGCGGGCGCCGGTCAGCCGACCGGTCGGCCTGCGCGAATCGGACAGAGTCGTATCTCACAGTTCGCGGACGCCGAAGGAGAACTGGAACAGGTCATTAGCGCCGCCCTGTCCGCGCATCACGAAACGATCCAGCGTGTAGCCCTGATCATCGGAGATGAAGACGCCGGAAGCCGGGGATCGAAATGCCGACGTTCCGTAAGGGTCGAAGGTGAAGCTCTGACCGTCGTCGACGGATTCGAGGAACTCGATGATCAGCGCCGACTGGTCGAGCGGCACTGGCTCAGTCTGGACCGAATAGATCCGCTTCGAGTAGTAGTAGAGCGTCTCCGCGGCGCCAGACAGAGAGACCTTGCGCGACGTCTTTCGATCTCGGCGGATATCGCAACGCACCAAATTCGGAAGCGTCAGCGAATAGGGAGAGTCGACCACATGTCCGGGTGCGAGGCTCCGGCGGGCGACGTACTCGACGAATGCCATCAGCCGAGCCCCGCCGTATCGAACGCCTGGCGCGAGTTGCTGCCGAAGATCGTCACGTCGCGATCCACTTCGTCACGCAGCACCGTCACCAGCTCGTCGATCGTGTTCCGCGAAATGAAGCCGCTGATATATACCGTCGTGCCGGCCTTGGCCGTCGCGCCAGTGGCAACCGTCTCGCCGACGTCGGTCTTGTTGAGCGCGTCGGAACCGCCGACCCCGCCTCCGATCGCGATCGAGCCGGACGGGTTGTCGAACGAGGTGGACTTGATCTTTGCGATCTGCACGGCGCCGAATGCCGCCACCTTGGCCGCTGCCACGAGGTTCGCCGGGAACGGGACCGATCGCAGCGCGTTCGCGACGCCCGTCGCCGTGTACCAGACCGCTTGTGCGAGCGCGATACCCTGCTGAACCTTGGCGAACTTCTTCGAGACGCCCGACATACCGACGAATAGCTGCGTCGCGATCTCTAGGATCGACTGCGACTTGATCTGTTCCCAGTTGATTTCCTGAATCCCGAGGTTCTGACGAACCTGGGCGAGCAGGGCCGAGAAGTCAGACTGGAACTGCAGATTTCGGTTCAGGAATTCGAATTCCTGAGCCTCGCGCGCGATCAGCCCCTCGCGATCGACCTCAACCAGCGCGGCATTCTCCCGGCGGCGGGCCTCGATGCGTTCGACTTCGGCTGCGCGGCGAGCGTCCCGGATGATCTTGAACGCCTCGAGTTCCTTGGTGAACTGGGCATCGGCCGCAGCCTTGGCGTCAGCCTCGCCGGCCGCCTTGGTCTGCAGTTTTGCAAAAGAGGCATCGGCCTGCGCAAACAGGGCGCGCATCTTTGCGTCTGCGGCCTGCGTCGCCGAATTGATCGCGTCATTACTGGCCTGCGCAGCCTGCAGTTTGTCGAGTTTTGGCTGCAGGATGTCCAGCTCGGCGCCGATCTCCTTCAGACGGACCGCGAATCCGCTGTTCGCGCCAGGCCTCGAAAGCTCGATCCGCTCCTTCTCCTCACGCAGCTTCTGGATGTCTAACTGAAGCTTCGTAATCTTGTCGAGGCCTTCCGTCCCGACGATCGCAAGCGCGATGTCGCCTATCCGGCTCGCGAAGAAGCCATTCACGGACGCCTTAAGGCGCTTCAGGGCATTGTCGGCTGCGGAGATTCCCGCGGCGGTCTGCGTGGTGAGGGTGACTCCGAGCCGGTCGGCTTCTTGTGTGAGTTGCGTGATTGCAGCGGAACCGCCAGCCAGCAGCGGGACGAGATCGCCGCCGGCCTTGCCGAATATCTGCATGGCAAGCGCCGTGCGCTCGGCGGGATCGATGATGCCTTTGAAACCGTCCGCGATCTTGCCGAGTTGCTGCTCGAGCTTAAGCCCGCGCAGGTCGGCGGCAGAGACGCCGATGCGCTTGAATGCTGCCGCCGCATCCCCGGTGCCGGCGGTCGCTTCGACGAGCGACCGCTGAAGGTTCTTGATTCCTGTGGTGAGCGATGAGAACTCGACATCCGACTGGTTCGCCGCGAAAGCGAGTCGGGACAGCGAGTCCACGGCAACGCCCGCGCGAGCCGCGGCGTCACCGATGGCGTCCGCCGCGTTGAAGGCTTGGGTGGCGAGCGATGCGATCGAACCGACCGAGACGAGGCCCGTGAATGCAGCGCCGGCCTTCTTTACGAAGTCATTCATCGCGCCGAAGCCCGTCTCGAGAGACTTCAGCGAGGACTGAACCTTCTTCAGCTCTGCTGTAAAACGGGCCGTTTCGGCCGCGAAGTCGATCGTAACTGTGCCGGCACTAGCCACGCTTCACCTTCTTGCGCTTCTTGATAAATTCCCGCTGCTCGGGCGTGAGCGTGTCCGACTTGGACGCATACGGGTCGCGATAGAAGTCGCCGGGCTTGAATGCCCTGGCCTTTTCACCTCGCGGGGCAGAGTTCACGATCGTCGCGGCGACCATGCCCATCCGCCAGTTCTCGACGTCACAGCCCCACGGCTCCAGCGAGAAAAACGCTTTCCATAGCGTAAATTCCTCGGACGTCATCCGATCCATCAACTCGCCCAGCGTGCAGCCGAGGGCGAGACAAAGCCGCAGCGCGAGCCTTAGCTCGGGCTGCGCTCGGATTTTTTTTCGGCGTCGTCCTCCGCGGCCGTGCTGATCCCGGATGCCTCGAGCACCTTCACCAGGATCTCGTCGGCGATACGCCCCGCGAGTTGCGCCGCTTCCTGCGCGCTCTCGAAGTAGTAGCGACCGTCTGCGGTGAAGGTCGACAAGTACAGCATTTCGTGCTGCCCGAAGGGCTTGTCCTCGGACCTCGCCTGCATGTAGGCGATGCGCTCGGCAAGCGTCACCTGACGGGCGAAGATTTCCTCGTCTGGAAAGTCTTTCAGACGAATGCGGACAAGTTCTTTGCCCGCATTCAGAAGTTTGGACTTCACGGGGTACGGGTCACGGTTCCGTCGACAGTGATCTCGACAGAAACAGCGACTTCCTTCTCGTTCTCGACGTCTTCCCATTCCCACTTCGAGATGAAGCCGACGAAGTCCCACTGGTACGCGCCCGTGTCCGGCGCGACGATGCGCCAGTTTCGGCGCGCGGTCGTGCTCGACGTGGTGTTCGCGTCGCTGTAGAGCGTCGTATGGACGGCGTCTGCGGGGTCCCACACGAGGCGGAACGAGACGACGCGATCCTCAAATCCGCCGCCGACCTTCTTCGGATCAGGGGAATCGAGGGTCTTGAACGAGCTCACCGTGCGAACGTCGGACGGCAGCTTCAAGCTGCCGACGAGCGCGACGTCGGTGAAGGTGTCGGCGCCCGGCGCAGGCAGGCTCGCGCCCGTGGCCGCGCCGCGCTTGATGGTTGTGCCTTGGCCGGCGAGATAGGTCATGTTCTAGTCACTCCTGGTATACGAAGAACAGGTCGAGCCCTGTGCCCTTGATCAGTGCATCGCCATCGACGAAGGACACCTCGTCGGTAGTCGATTCGACGCGGGTCGAATGCACGACAGTCGACCCGATGCGACCGCGGAACCCGTTCAAGGTGTCCTTGATTGATGCGGCGATCTGGTCTGCAGTCAGGTAATCGGCTGCGAAGATGGCGACCCGGATCGTGGCGCGCGCGAGCAACGGGCGTCCGTCGAGCGTCGTCGGCTGTTGCCCGCTGATCTGCGAGCAGGCGATAAACGGCAGCACGACATTCTGCGGAATCACTTGATGGTGAACCCGCGCACCGGCAGCGGTCCCGCGCGTGGCGAGCCACTGGATCAGGTCACTCTGCAGCATTTCGCCTCACCGCCCGCTCGACCCTTCGAGCGATCTCGCGCTCGAAGATGCTGACCGCCGTTGCGCGAGTCGTGTCGATCGCGCGCCGGAAGACATTCCGACCGGGCACCGAACCGGCGCCGCGGGACTTGTGACCCCACTCGACCAGGTGCCCCCAGTAGATGCCCTTGATCGGGCGCTTTCGCTTGTAGACGAGATTGGCGAGAGCCACGGCGACCCGGTCCTTCGCCTTCGGTGCAACCGAGACCGTGAACCGTTGGCCGCCCGTGGCGAGGCCTCGAGGGCGCAGGTAGACGCGCCGGATCGACTTGGCCAGAGCCCCGGAGCCACTGGGGCGACGCGGGTCGGCGGAGCCGACCAGCGCCTGCGCGTTGGCCTTGGCGGCCTCGGCGATCGGCTTCGTAGCGGCGTACAGGACCGACCGCATCACCTTCTCGCCACCGACCGAGCCGAGGGTCGCGAGCCGGTCCTCGACGTCACGCAGCCCCTTCAGGTTGACGTTGAAGCCGTCAGACATGTTCGGTACACATGAGCTCGAGCGACCGGTGCCGCTCGTCGCGGTCGATAACCGCGTTGATGTCGAAGATCCGCGCGACGCTGGTCGCCGGGTCGGTCCACTTCACCCGGTGCTTGATCGTGACCCCGGCGTAATACCGCAGGGTGATCCGGTGCGAGACAGTGCCATGAACCTGCTGCGAGGCGAAAAACTCGCGCCCGTTGATCGGCTCAACGCCGGCCGATAGCGTGACCACATCGGTCCACGTATCGGCCGGCTCGTTGTAGGCGTTCGCGTCCCCGGTGCGTTCCTGAATGGTGACGCGATGCCGAAGACGCCCTGCGCGCATTAGGCAACGCCGATGATCGCGATATCGTAGGTCACCGAGGTCGTGCCGGCGCTGTTGGTCAGCGTCAGCAGGTCACCCGTTCCCGCGGTGACCGGGATGGCCGTGTTGTCCGAGCAGGCCCACAGGAACATGCCGCCCGGGAGGATGCTCAGGCCGTCGCCCGCCGCCAGGAACAACGGCAGGCCGTTCGAGGCGGGACGGGTCAACTGCACGTTGTTCGTATTGCCGGACGCCGCCTTGATGTAGATGCCCTTGATCTTCGTGAAGGTCAGGGTCGTGCCGAAGGCGTTGACGAGCGCGCCAGCGAGGTCGATGTTCTCGGTCGCAGAGGCCGCGAGCGTGCGCTGATCCGACCAGAACTGATTCGCCTGCCCCGCAGCAGTGCCATCGGTCAACTGCACGTTGTTGGCGATGCTGATCGGAACCTTGACGTCGGTCAGATCGAGCGCGGTGGTGAAGTTGCCGGACAGGGCGGCGGTCAGTGTGATGTCGAGACCCATGTGGAATCCTCAGTAGAAGACGCGGTAGGGAAAGAGCAGCGACTCGACGCCCATCGGGAGTTCGGTCGGCGATTGGCCAATGATCACGGCCTCTCGGTTCTCGTAAAGGTGGCCGACTATGAGCAGGATCGCTGCCCTGATCGGCTCGGGGATTTGGGTATAGCCGGCGACGAATCGCACGGTCACGGCGTTCGGCTGAACACGAGGGGACGGCCAGACATTGCCGAAGGTCGGCGCGATGCAGGCCGGGGCGACGTCCTTATCGAGCCCGTAATCGCCCGCCGTGATCGTCTGCGTGGCGCCCGCGCTGTCCACGTAGGTGATCGAGGTGATCG